AACTCTAGAACATCAAGGAAATAAAATAAGTCAGTTCGATCTCTCTAAATTAAACGCAGCTGTTTTTTTATTATTCAAACCTAGAGGTGCAAGTGAATTGTTTACAGAGCTAATTCCATCAAAAATTCAATTCCTGTTTTTTTCAGAACATGCGGTTAATCCACAATGTGAGTTCAAAGTTGGAATGGATAGTTGTTTAGTTAATCACGTTACTCAACATACAAAGCCCAAAGACCCTTTCCAATATATGTGTGTGGATACTTGTGAAGCTGCAAGAATGTCGGCATATATAACTCCAGATATGAAATTGATGCCATGCAGTTTTGCAGATAAAGAAACCTGGGGGGTTTCATTACAAAAAAGAACAATTGAAGATGTTTGGAAAAATTCAGAACCATTTAAAAAGTTTAGAGAAGCATTAACTAAAACTCCGAATCAATGCCCACTTGGGTTATAAATGATGGGAGCGTCAGAGAAATTAAACTGACGCTCCATTTTTAAGAGTTTTGATTAACTATTCCAAACTTTAAATGCCCGCAATCCCAAATTCTATAAAATCCCTGTGCGTGTCGAAGAACCCATTCAGGTATATCTCTTGGCTCATTTGCTTTCTTTTTAAGATTAAATCTATGGATTCTAGTATAGTCTTTAAAATACCAATACCCAGGAGTGGTTTCATATAATAAATCAAATCCTAAAGTTTTATATACATCTCCTTGAGACCATCTTAAATCCGCATAACTAAAAATTTCTTTCCAAAAATAATTTCTTTTAAAATATTCTAATAGTTTACTAGCAATTCCAGGAATAATAAAATTATAATCACTAGAAAACCTATTTAGTTCCCAAACACCATATCTATGGTTAACCCCTTTAGAAAGGCGCCCTTTTGAAAAAGTCATTACTGAAACTAACTCATTATTATAAAAAGCCCCAAGCTTAATAGAGGATGTATCCCTACCCTGGATATGATTTTTCTCTAAAAAAATATCTTTTTCTTTACTATCTATTTCTTTTATAACGCATTTTCTAGAATGAAGTCTATTGTTATTACTTAATCCTAAAATATATTGTATTCTATTCTTAACAATGTCAGTCTTAAATAACCACTCATCTTCAAATATTTGAATTAATCTTATATTCTTTTCTCTACATAAATTTAATTTGTTTTTATGATATACTTTTGGGTTTTTAGTGTTAACCAATTCCGAATGATAATATAACCCGCAATATTCTATCGCAAGATTTTTAGAAGGAAAAAATATATCTAACTCATATGGAGCAATTTGAAATCTGTCATTTTCAATAAATTCTAGATTAAAAGTTTTTACCCAATTAGTTAACTCAATCTCTGCTTTTGACTTATAACCATTACACGCTTTACAAGAAATACCTTGTTGCATAGTATTCCAAAGATATTCAAAAATAGAACCACACTTTTTACATTTAAATTTATGCAGTAAATGAGAGCCTTTATATTCTTCAATAAGTTCAAACCCTTGATCTTCTAGAGTCATTTTTAAACTTGGATAAAATGTTGTTTCTAAATAGCTATTATACATCTTTAATCTAGATTCTTTATATTCGCTGGTTTTCTTAAAATCAATAAAACTATTTTTTTGTTTTCTTTTTATAATTTCTACTTGACTCACAAATTCAAAACCATATCTTTCCAGATTGGTTCTTTTTCGTTTTTCAAGTATACTCGGGCCCCTCTCTTCGATAGCTTTTTTTATACCTAAAAGTTGTTTATCATGAATATCCTTATTTTTTAATGGATGTGAAACTCCATATTTTTTAATTGATGTCTGCTCTTTATCCTTATAAACTAAAGAAGATAAAGAAACACATCTAACACTACAATAACCAGAATACCCTTTTTCAAAAGAAATGAACCTGGTATTTTTTTGACAGGTATTAACATCACTGTAACAAAGACATATATTTTCATTCTCTGATTTAAAAAAAGCATCATAATAATTCTTTAAACTTATATTATGAATTTTTATATGTTTGGTTATATAATCTTCTGAATCAAATATTAAACCACATATTTGACACTGCCTCTTATTTTTTTGATCTATAGTTCTCTTTCTTAAAACTTCTATTAATTTAACTATATAACTTTTAAGCAAACTTTTCTTTCCAAGAGTTCGTTTCAATGAATTGCTGCGTTTTAGATTTACTTCTATTCCTCTATTATGGCATTTTTGGCATCTATTACTTTGATAACCTTTTGCTAAACCATAAAATGCGGTTTCAATTCCACAATAAATACAAATACCTTCGGTTGGTTTTCTAATAAAAGTATCATAATATTCTTTTGAGTTTGTTTTGCATGCGGAATTTGGGTAAGATAGGTGGGAAGAAAGACTTGCTATGGTTCTAAAATCTTTTTGGCATTTCATACAAATTAGCATTGAAATACTCCCTCTATTTAGAATTTATTATTTGTTCTAAATAGAGGGAGGTGGCAACTAAATATACTTAATATTACTCGATAAAAAAGTTAAGTTCTATCTGCTCTACAGTTCTGGTAGGTTGTAATCTAACATTCACATGGAATTTCTTTGTTTTCCTTTCATAATCTGAAGCACCAACTTCTACAGCATATGAATCTAAACCTCTTCTAACTTTAATAGTTTCTAAAAATCCTGTGATGTTAGTAGCTACTTGACGCCAAGTAATTGGATCGTTTTGTTCAAAAATAAAGAATCTGCAATATTGTTCTAACGCTCTCTTACAATAAAGAACTAATCTAACAATATTTAAGTCTTGTAAAGCACTAGGTTTAGCTTGGCTAGTTAATTGCCCCCAAACTACATAGCCATTAGAAAATTTTACAATTGGGTTTAATTGTTTTAGATACATTTGATCTCGTTGCCCCAATCTCGGATTAAACCTAAGTTCTTTAATTGAGTCAATTGCCCCGCGTGTAAAACCAGCTGCTGCAAACCATAATTCTCCAACATTATCATTTCTTGGTAATAAATATGACATATGATACATTGGAGAGAACCATATATCTTCACCAGTAAATGGATCTGATACTTTACTAAAGCATTCATAAATTGCTAAATAGAAAGAATTATACGGATGAATATTACTTCTAGTTGAAAGAGCACTATTAACTGTTGAGTTGTCGCCATTATCAGTAATAGCCACACAGTCTCTTCTTGTTTGACACAAAATACTAATCGCCGTTTTTACATCAGTTGGGTAACCAGCGTCAAACACTAAAGTAAAGTAAACATTTTCTGTATCTAAAATAGTATCATCAAGAAGTCCTGAATACGCTTGTTCTAAAAGTAATTCCGCTTGTTGAGAAACTACCCCCCCAGTTGAACTTCTTAATGATCCGTCCGAACCTTTTCTTAATGGCATTGGTTCTGCGGTAATAAAAGGAGCCGCAATATTTGATACAGACATTTGAATATAATAATTAACATCCATTGTTAAATCGAAATTCACAACATCCCCGTTCCACCCTCTGGTTGCCCCGGTCAAATTTCTTTCTGGAAAAATTCCAATCATAGTTTCATCAGAACCCACTACATCACCTAACCATCCCCAAATGGTATTTCCTCTGGAGTCTTTGGCAATAATTGAATAGTTAGCATTTCCAGTTTCTGGATTTGTTTTCCAATCTGTAAAATCTTGTTTATTATCCATAACAGAAGCTGACCCATTTGTTAAGTCTATTGTAATATATCCCATATTTTTATCATATACTTTAACTGCTTTCTTATATCCCTCTGAATATTCTTCGTTTGGTAAAACCATTTCACATCTAACTACTGTTGAATATGTAGACAAAACATAGGCAATAAACATCGAGTCTCCAGCAGAATCTGTAGCTGTAGGTTCAAAAGAAACGTTAAATGACTCAATAATAACATCCTGACCGTCTGTTTGTTTTTCATAAACATCCAGTACATAAACACCAAAAACTGTCGGGTTAGAATATTCTGTTAAACGAATCGCAATCTGATTATAGTACTGCCCTCTTCCAATAGGATAAATGATCGCCAACGGATAAGTAGTACCTGTAGCTTCTAAATTACTTTTTAACTCAATTTTACTATTAACCGCATCTACATAAGTAACAACAATACTTGCACTTGAATCAGACGGGCCAAAGGAAGCATTTAACTTAATATTTGCAAAAGCTGCATCTTGAGGTAAACATCTCATCCAGTATAATGCCCCAGATTCTCCCAAAAAGTTATACGCAATATAAGGACCTTGCCCATATAATTTACCAAAATCCTTAATATCTGGGCTTCCCCACTCTGAAATAAAATCGGATCTTGAACCAACAAAAATAAGTTCATTGTCTCGACCCTTTTCTGTTAGACCACACACCAAACCAATTGTTGACGGAACCGCTTGAACGAAAGTTGAAAGATCAATTATTTTTGTAAAAACTCCTGGCGAAACATTACTCACTGTCGTATCCTCCTGGATATAATTATATTTCTAATTTGTAATTCTAACATTCTTTCCATTGTTAGAAAAAATTTCCTAGTAACATTCTTGTATAGTAAAATTTCTCTGTTTAATTTACGAAGATACGCTTTCCAAAACTCTCTATTACAGTTTTAATGATATCCTTAAAAATCTTTTATAAGTAAATATACCAAATG